GCATTTAAAGCGCTTGCGTGCTGTTGAAAACTTGCACTGTTGCGGTCTGCCATCGTTTTAAACGCGTCGCTTACCTCTACAGTAGTAGCCACAACTGCGGGGCCTTCTTCAATTATATCTGTAAATAATGGTTCAACTTTAGCCCCTTCTAATGCAACCGGGATCTTGTCAAGCTCCGCCAAGACATCGGCCATTGATTGCTTAACAATCGGATCCACTGGGGCCAACAGACTGCCACCTGTATTTTTTGCGGTGAGTTGCTCAGTCTCTTTAATAACCGCTTTAGTGATTTTTACTTTTTCTTTGGCTACAACTTTAGTCGATTCAATTTCATCTAAAGCGAGCGAGTGTACTTTATTTTGATATTCCTCGTTTAAAGTTGTGCGAACTTGTAGGCTTTCCTTTTCGTATTTTTTACGCACTTCCGCCTGTTCTGCAGCGCCTCTAGTTATTCTTAACTCATCGTCTTGGCGCCTCGTGATCAAGTGCATTGCATCAACGCCCGCCTGTTTGTATAATCCTTTTTGAGTTTCTAGGCTTTTGCGTTTTAAATCTAAAATAAACTTTTCGCTTTTTCCTTCTGCTTTTGCTGTTGCAATCGCAAGCTCCAAACGTCGCTCCTCAATTTTTATTTTCTTTTCGCCGTTAGACAGCAGCTCGTTTTGTGCTTCTTTTAAACGCTCAATATTTTTTTCAACTGCTGCGGTTTCTGCTGCAAGTTTACTTAGCAAATATCCAACGGCTGCAATAGACGCCGTAAGTATTACCCAAGGCCCTGCCGCTAGTGCTAAATTCATTGCCCTAGTTGCTACGGTTGCGCCGTTTGTTGCTGCTGTATAAATGCTAGTAGCCGCTGCGCTCAGTCCTTGGCGAAATGCGCTTTCGGCCTGCAGGGCATTGCCTACTGCAGTTAACCCGTTAACGATTGCCATAGCAGATTGCAGCTTAACCATTGCCTCCTGCAAATCCTTTCCGCCCAAGCCTGCTAATTGCATAGCTCCTTGCATCGCACCAAAGGCCCCAGCTGCCGCTTGCACTCCACCTAGCACCGCATCTAATCGACGTGTATCGCTCGCAAAATATCCAACTTCCGCACGCGTGTCCGCGATGCTGTCCTTCATGCGGCCCGCCTGTTTAATTATTTCATTAGCAACTTGGGCAAACTCTGGACCTAACGCCCGGGCTTCCATTGCTAATTGAGTCAACTGCCGCACGCTGCCCATAGTTGGGTTACGCGTAGCAATAGCCGCCAATCGTTCCTCCATCCCTTTAGCGGACTTTGCAACCTCGGCGCTCATTTGGTTGCTGCTCTTCTGAACTATCGCAATAGCTTTGTTAAAGCCTTCGCGCAGTTTCTCAATGTCGGCGCCTATAACAATATTTAAACTTTTAGCCATTAGATTATAATTTGATCACCAGTTTCTAAAAGCACAAAGTCGCCACTTTCCAACAAAATTAAAGACTCAACTACAGGCGCACTATAAATATAATTTAGCAAATAGTCTTGGCTAATTTGATAAAGTCCCGCAAACGCCGCCGTGTCGTCTGCTGTGTGATTCTCGCCGTCATATTCAATTACCTGGACGTAAGAATCGTTATAAGTATCTGGAGTGGTAGCGTCATCAAACGCAACCCGCACCTGCGCAGAAAGTTCTACAGCATCCGCAAAGCTTGTAGCATAAACATTAACTTGCACCCTTGCAAACTCCGTACGACTGTGGCCGCTGTTAGTTGGGTTGGCTGCAATGGAAACAAGGTTATAACTGATCGCGGGAAATGCCGACTCCTGCGGTATTCTGACGGGGTTTATCCGCGTGCCTACTAACGAAGTGACCCCCGCCGCATTGCTTAAAATTGAATAGACTATTTTTATAGGTGCGCTCATGCTTTCGCGTCTGGGGTTAACTTATCAAAGACATGCGAATATAGTTTAACCGCGTCGTGTATTGATAGGTAATCGGATACCTCCCAAGGAAATGTTAACAGACGTTTGGGCTCGATGGGTTTCTTTAAGTGCGGGGCCATGCCCGTAGCAACCGCCCAGCGAGTTATTTCCCATTGGTTGCGATACTGCTGCTGCTGAGCTTCGCGCATCCCTTCCAATTTCAAACGCCAAAAGCGAGGCGTAGAAAGTAAAAACTCCCTTTCGTTTAGCATCATTTCGCCGTAAGCTATGCGCTCAATCTTGCGCCAAGTTAGCGGGGCGCTGTCGCCCTTGGCATTTACTCCCCCGTTGACTCTTCAACAGGTGCAAAAAATTCTGTAATTGCTGCGGTGAAGCCTTCCAACGCTGGGCTAATTTCTTGAAACTTCTTAATCGCCGCGCCTAACTTTTGCACGGTTGGGTAAGGCGTCTTTTTATCCTGGGCCTCGTAGCCTTCCAAGATTCCGTAAAACGCGCAGCTCAAAGCAAAATCCATCGACTTCGCTAAGTCCTTTTGCAGGTTTAAATCTGCAAAGGTTTCCATCCCGGCAACTTCCATAATGTTGCGCAGGCTGTTCATGTTAAATAAAAGGGGATGCTCAGCACCCCCTAGTTTAATTGTAGTGCTCATTGCACAAATATAAGACTATTAAGCAACAGTCCCAATAGTCAAAGCTCCAGATCCCTGCAAGGTACCTGTCCACGTTGCTTTATCGTTGTTTGGTGCGCTCAGGCTTAATGATGTAAAGAAAGCGGTACCGCTATATTTTTCGTCGCCTGTAACGTTTGAGCTCATTACAATAGTCAACAAAGTACCTGCTAACAAATCTGTAGCCAAGTCTTTAAAAGATTGTTGAGTAGCTCCAACGCTTGAGTCATCTTCAAAGATTGCTTCAACGTTCAAAGTGTAGCCATACTCACCGGCAATAAATTCCTTCGCGCCTGCGCTGTCTTTACTTGTTACGTCGATCATGTCTTTAGAAATGTCGATTGAGTTTGATGTCGCGTTTGCGATTTTTTTAAGTGTGCCGCTCACATCCTTGTAAATGCTGATAAGCGTTCCGTTTACTGGTCCAGTAGTTGCCATCTTATTTGTATATTAAGTTATTTTTTTTTGCTAGTTTAGCGAGTATTTTATCTACTCCGTTAATAATTCCGTCCGTCACCTTGCCCGCGTTTTGATCTAATGCCGGGCGCATAAAAGGGCGGGCTTCAATGATGCCAGTATAGCGGCCTGTCTTTTCCTGTATACGTGCAACGGTTCCATATTCAAACATTGGGCCTAGGTAATTATTGTAATATTCTTTGCGCAATCCTATTAATACTTTTGTCTTATTGTCCTTATCCTTTCCAGTGATAAAGCCGATAGAGGCGGCTAAATCTCCGCTATCTTTTGGCGCTAAGTTCTTTGCACTGCCAATTATTGGTAATGCCTGAGCTTTTAGCATGCGCTGAAATTCGGGGTTATCGATTTCGACCCCCATCGCTTTTAAGGCATCTATAACCTCGGCAATATTTTCAACGTTCTTTGTCACTCTGTTAATTCAGTTTGCAACTTCAAATATAAATTCCTTGCTAGGTTTGCAATGTTAACAATGTTATGATTAAGGCCCGCGTCAACGATTCTATGCTTAACGCTTACCGCTGAATTATAGCGAATTGTATAGTAAACAATTTGCTTATGCTCTCTGCGGTCCGCATTCACTTGCTCGCTTCCGCTTTCCTGCTCTACGCGCTGAGCCCAAGCCGTTGCGTATTCCGTCCACGTCTGTAATTTCTCGCCTGTATTTGCGTCGATAGTTTCAGAGTAACTCTGCAGGCTTACCAATACGTCCATAGATCCCGCTTGCATTATAGTATTATTTGGATTTTGTAAGGGTCTAAAAGGTACTCAAAGCCTAGGGATATTTTCGCTTGGATAGTTCCTACTACTATCGCATTTCTGTTATCGTAGTATTGACCTACCAACAACAAAGCAGCGTGTTTAATTGCCATCGGAAAAATAGTATCTGGGTCGACGCTAGACGTACCTACTGGATTAAATCCTTCAGATACTTCAATAATGTATTTAATTGTATCGTCTGTAATTGAGTCGGGCGCGGTATTGATAAAGATATTTCGTGAGTAGTTGCCCATTGGGTCAGGTGCTACTATCCAATCGCTGCCCGCAAATGCCGTTACCGCTTGGCTAGAGTTAACGTAAGAAACAGAGTTCACAGCCAATACGCGGCTATTGACGCGCAGGTAATTTCCGCTAGGTATATTGAGGCCGTTAACGGGATTGATTAGCGCAGGCGAGCCCGTAAAGCTATCAAAGCCATATTTAGCCGTTCCCTTC